ACACTTACCTATTATCTTACTACCTAGTCTTAAACAAGTCTTAGTTACACGCCAATTATTTTGAATGTTGTTTGGTTTTAACCACTTACCTGATTCATCGTGTACTAAAAGCAAAAGTTTTTCACCATCATACGAGTTATCATCTGTATTCTTCCAGTCAATAGTGGTATCAAGACCCGTGAGTTCTTCGTTCATTACCTCATGCATATTCTTTTTTGTAATCTTAGACGCAGGAACTCTAAAGGCTAATTCTGTCTTTGGTTTATCCATACCATCCTGTATAGGTTTAAAAAAGAACGGAAGTCTGTTAGCAATTGGAACAACTTTATCTGTAAACATTTTCTTAGCATCTGAACCAGTCTTTGATAATATACCAACTCTTGCATCTCTAGCTAGCGTTCCTGTATTTACACACTCAGAAGACCCCATAAAAGAAAACCCTGAACGTCTTATCTTAAGATAATCCATACCAAAACATCTCTTGTCAGCCTTGCAAGCTTCCCAGTATATAAAAAAGATTCTGTTTGCTTCTCTAAAGTCTGGATACCCAACATCAATACTTGTCCACTGCAGATATACATAATGTGAGCCCGTCATGTATGTAGGTTTACCATTATTGTAAAACCAATAACCCAGTTCTCTTCTATCAAACTCAGCTTCTATATAATCAACCCATTTGTTTTTAAACCCGGGGGGTCTGTCGTTCCACTGAAATATAGAATTTATCCTAGATAAATCTTTAGGTAATTCTTCTCGCTCCCAGTACTGATCTTTTTTTTCTTTACCTCTTTGATGTATTTCTTGTGGTTCAGGAGGTATACCGATAACTAAGCCGTTAATACTGATAACCTTTCCTATCTGTCCTGTTTTAGAAATAACAACTAAATCATACTTTTCATTATACCCATACAACCACGTCTTACTTGTATTCTTTTTTTTAAATACACCGGATGGAATATAATTACTTAATACTTGATATAATTTATTTTGACCTTCGTTCAGCAAACCCTTGTTTTGTATTTGTTTTATCTACGTGTCCTCCAGAGTTGATTACTTCTTCCTCTGAATCTATTTTATTTAGAATCTCAAACGCATCAAATATAGCAAGCTTCTTAGTTGCTGCTGCGTTCTTTAATCTATCTGCCGCCAGCTCATCGTCTGGGTCTGGCTTTATAATATCTTCTTTCGCTACTTTTATTAGTTGCTCTACAGCTCTACGTCCTGCGTGTATAATCTCTCTCTTTAATTCCTCTGAGTTCATAATACCATTGTTATTTGATGGTCATACATTCTATAAAGCTTCTCATCATCTACCATAAACTCATACTCACTCTCTGGTTTAAAAGATATCTTATCTCCTTTATTAACCCCTTTAGACAATAAGTATTTATTAGGATACTTCATGTAACCAATTAAAGGTTCTTCTTGTCCTCGTTTCATTAAAAACGAATCTTCTTTTGCTGCAGGCTTAACAAAACAATACCTGTCATGACAATGCCACTGACCATCTTGCTTGTACATAAAAAACTGGTCGTTCTCTATAAAGAACAAGTTGTCTTTAAAATAACTCTTACCACTCTGCCTTCGCCCTTTCATGTCATTATAAAACTTAAATACGTTGTGATGAACCAGAAGCGTATCCCCTACTTTAATATCTCCAGTATATCCTAGTGGAGTAGCCTCCACGATTCCTTCCCGATTAGAAGCTTTGTGATTCTCCTCTGATGTGCTTGTGATGAGCTCAATACCACTTACACTTTTAGTATTGTTATATCGCTTGTCATCTACTGGCTTAACGATAAAATAAAAAGGTGACCTCATTAAAAGTTTATATTATATTCGATTGATACCGGCATGTTGACGTTGAACTCCTTCCATAAAAGTATTTCATCTTCCTGTTGAATCCAAATTTTAAAAGCTTTAGATTCCTTGTCGTACTGTATTAAGTGTATAATGTAATTCTTCCCTAATACTTCTTGTCCTACTATATAGTGCATAGCTCCTGATTTATAATCAGCACCTACTGAGACTTTTCTAATATCCATTTGATTAAATTTAATTAATACAAAGATATAAATTATTTATCTGCCTTGACCTCGGTATTTTTTTTGGTAATACTTAGAAGATTTTACTTTAGAAGATTTTGTTTTTGCATGAACTCCTGGTCTACGAGTTTTTGGTTTCTCATAGCGCAGAGCAGACATTACTTGTGCCATTTAATTAGACTTATTATTTAATTTTTCAAACGTTCTCATGCCTCCAAGTCCTAACATACCAATAAGTACTGTCATAAGATGCTCCATCTGTAGAGCAGGTGGTGCTGTGGCAGCTCCCATATACCATACCAGCATATCTCTTATTATAAAGTTATACGCAAGGGCTATCCCGCACACCCAGCCTATGAAAGGACGCCATCCGGCTACAAAGATTGTTCTGTGCTTTGCCTCCATCTCGTTGATAGCAGTTTGCATCTCTATAAGTTTTTGTGGATCAATCTCTTTTCCTTTTATAAGTTGTCTTATTTCAAGACCTAGACCATCTACGCCTGAGTCACTAAATCCTAATAATTTTTTAAGTAGTTTAAGCATAGGTCCAAATTACGTTTTTTGTTTTAATAGGGTCAGCGTCTACATGAATAAACGTGTCTGCTACTCCTATTCTATTAAAGCCTACATTAAGTAAAGCTTCAAGTATTGCATATCTATTAGAATGAGAAGCAACATGTATGTCGGCTGCAAACCCTCTAAGGTGTGATGAGTTCTCTGAGCCTCCCACTTTTTCATTATGCTTTGGCGTTCTAAACCCTGAGTTTATTTTGAATGGTGTTCCGGCCACTTCACGTGCGCTGTCTAACATACGTAGAAAAGAATCATCCATATTGCTTCCGCTATCGGGAGAGTCTGGAGAATCAAATTCTGCATCTGTAAAGTATTTCACTTTTTCTTTATTAGTTGAACAATTTTAATGATTGTATACACTAAGGTAGCAAAAAATAATAAACTTTGTAGACCCTCATTAATTTCAGCTATACTGACAATTAATACAGTAGCACCAAGTATCGTAGGTTCAAAATCTAAATTCATGTTATTCTGTGTCATCATTTATAGGTTCAACTAAATCCCAACTTTGAGTATCCTCGTTCCAGGAGTACACATTATCATCCTCCGGCATTGGCGTTGGGGCTTGCCAATCACTGTTATCGTCTAAAGACCAACTTGGGTATGGCTGAGGCGCAACAAAGACATCACTCTCTGAGTCGTAGGTAGAGCCTATTCCAGCAAACCGTTTTCTTATATTATTATTATAAGATGTTTGCACCCAATTTGTATGACCAAAGAGCGTAGAACAGAACTCTACTCCTTTAGCTTCGCTTTCTGTTTCACCATCAAGCAGTTCATTGTTGTGTACAACTATTACTTTGGTTACTACATTGTTTTCGTCAAGTTCTGCAAAATGTGCCATAATTTATTTTTACAAAGTTAATTAAAATTTATTTAAGAGTGAACGTATGTTCCACTCCCTGTATATGTTAATACTGTATAATCTCCGTCTGTCGTTACTGTTGGACTACCCGTTGTAGAGCTTGAATATTCAGATGTTTTTAATCTTAATATTACTACTCCCGCTCCTCCTGCTCCTGAAAAACCTCCATCATAAGTAGTTCCTCCACCTCCACCACCGAGGTTAGCAGTTCCACTTTGTCCTGTAGTTAAATTTGCAGCACCATCACCACCACCACCAGTTCCTCCAAGACCTCTTGCACTTTGATTAGTAAATGATGAACCACCTCCACCACCAGCATAAGCTACAGAAGCACCAGTTATAGAAACAGCTAATCCATTTCCACCATTTCCTCCACCACTACCAGAACCATTGTTACCGATAAGAGTAGCACCACCTCCACCACCACCACCATAATCTGGTGCGGTTTGTCCAGTTCCTTGCCCTCCATCTTTACCTTGATTTGCAGTTGCAGAACCTCCAGTACTCGTTGAACCACCACCACCACCTGAACCACCAGCTGAACCAGCAATGTTAGGGCTAATAGAAATTCCTCCACCACCACCACCATCACTAGTAATGGTTGTCATGCCTGAACCTGAAAGTACGCTATTTGTACCATTTACTCCTGCTGTTGTATTGTAAGCAACTCCTGCTCCACCACCACCTACTGTTATTGTATATGTTCCTGCTGCTAAAGTTATGTCTGATTCTGAAGAAGAGCCACCACCCGATGAACCACCGTAAGATGTTCTTAATCCACCTGCTCCTCCACCACCTGCGTGTCTGTTACCTCCACCTCCACCACCAGCAATAGTCAAGAACGACATATTACCTGCTAAAGGCCTAGGTGTTGGGTTTTCTTTAAAGGCCATGTAGATGTAAGTTTGTCCACTTTGATTTATTGATGTAGCACTTGATAATGTAAAGCCATCAGAGTCAAATGATGTAAAATTTGTATTGGTTACCTCTGCATTATTTCCATTTGCATAAACCATTTTATTGATACCTCTAGCAGAATCTACCATTTCCCAACTATCTACTCCATCTGTTTCCTTTCCTATAATCCAATCTGGTTGAAATCCAACGCCTGTTATAGCGTGAGTAGCTCCTGTTCCAGTATAAGTTCCCATCTTGCTAAATCCACTTACTGAATGAAAAACATAAGATATATACTCACCACCACTTGCATTTACAGTTCCATCCGAACCTATTTTATTTGTTGTGGAACTTATTGTTTTATATGCATTAGTGTCTGTTCCTCCTATTCCACTACTATTTAAATACATATAATTACTTGCTGGCAAAGAACTAAACCAAACTAACCAACCTTCAGTAGCATCTAATCTTTTTGTAATTATGCAGTTAGGCGCAGAACTTAATCCATGCCCTACAGTTGCATCAGCACCTGTTCCTGTATATTGTATTATACTAAAACCTGCTGCTTGATTTGCGCTAACTACAGATTGTGTTGTTCCGTCTGTGTTTATCGTTGGAATGGAATTAGCTTTCCAGTTCCAGGCAACGTAAGTTCTCCCTGAACCGTTAACATCACCCCCACTACCTGTGCCATCTAAAGTAAACCCATCAGAATCAAAAGAAACAAATCCATCAGCTATTGTGCTAGCAGCTGCTGTTGAGTCACTAAATATTCTACTTAAACCACCTCGTACTGTATCATGTAACACATTGCTTGTTGCATTACTTCTTGATTTAAACCAAGAAAGACTTGGGCTAAATCCTAAACCTGTTATGGAGTTTGTCGCATTTGTTCCTGTATATAATTTATTTGCAAAACTATCCGGTAAAGTTGGCGCAGCTGAAGCGTCAGCAGCAAATGCCATATAGATATATGTATCGCCACTTGCATTATATCCACCCCAATTACTCAAAGGTTGAAAACCATTTGCATAAAAATTAATTGTATCAACAGTACATGCTTCAACTCCATTAGTATCAGCTCTTAATTGACAGTTTCGTGGATTAGATGTATTCCTTGCATTATCAAACATTATCCAAGATTCTCCCGCTGAAGTAGTATTTTTTATTAATATCCAACCAACTTCAAATCCTGTGTTTACAATTGGTCCACTTGCTGAACCATTACCTGTGTATGAGCCTATTTTAGAATATCCTGCTACTGAGGCAAAACAATAAGATATATATGTGTCAACTCCATTTACACCATTTGTTGAATTATCATTTCCTACCGAGAAAACACTTGAGCTAAAATTTCCAGGTATAAATCTTGGATTTGCTGTATTACCATTAGCATTATTTGTGTTAAGAGTTAAAAATTGTGCATTGGTTGTTGTTACATTTTTAACATATGTATTCCACGATTGAGTGGTAAGATTTGTGCTTTTAACAATAACTAAATCAGGCTCTACTCCTAAACCGTGACCTATAGTAGCGCCGCTTACAGCATTTCCTGTATATGACACAACACTAAATCCTGCTTTTGTATTTGCTTGTACTGTACTTGTAATTGTTCCATCCGTATTACTACTTGTTGTTCCTCCACCTACTTTCCAACACCAGGCTACATAGGTTTTTCCATTACCGTTATACCCTCCATTACCCGTTGAATCATCCCCTATAGAAAATCCGTCAGCATCAAAACTTGTAACTCCTTGTCCCGCTGAAAATGTATAATCAGCATCAGTTAAATTTGAATACATTGCTTTTCCTGTTCCCCTTGTTGAATCAGCTAATGGACCAGAACCTGTAGTTGACCTTACTTTAACCCATACAAAGTCAGGCTGAAAACCAACACCTGTAATTGACTGAGTGCTTCCATTACCTGTATATAAAACCGTATTAAAGTTCTCACTTGGCACTGGCGGTATATCTTCAGATTGTAGATCTCTCCATGCTCCTCCATCCCAAAACTCTACTAAGTTAGTAGTCGTGTTATATCTCCACTCACCTGTGCTTGGACTTGTCGGTCTCTGCGCAGTAGTTCCACTAGGC